CTGTCGGAGGAACGACGTACAAAGCTGCTGCGATGATCGTCAGAGCACCGAGCATGGCCGTGAGGCTCGACCCGATGTTTCCCCAGCTCAACTTCGACATTTGTTCCAGAGCATCACCGATCATGCCCAGAGATATGGCCACACCGAGAACGCCAAGTGCCGATGCGCCCGCTGTTGGCGGAATAAGCATCAGTGCGCCAGTAATGATCCCAAGGGCACCCGCCAGGGTTACAAGTCCCTTGGCGATTTCCTTCCAGGACATCTTAGACATGTCTGCAACAGCACTGGCGAGGATCTTGATCCCTGCCGCCAGCAATATGATTCCGGCACCCTGAGCCAGACCGCCCTTGTTGACTTTGGCGAACATGGTGAACAGAACGAGCGCGCCAAGAATTGCGCCAACACCGACGATACCCTTTGCGAGCTCGTTCCAGCTGAGACCTGCAAGGTCATTCACTGCGCTAGCGAGGATCTTGACACCCACCGCAAGGGCGATCATTCCGAGTCCTGTGGAAATAAGACTCGAACCAGCAGGCATCAACTTCGCGGTACCGACCATAAGGCCCATCAGAACCGTTACACCGGTGAGCCCCTTTGCGAGTTCATTCCAGTCCAACTCCGCCAGTTGCTTGACAGCGATAGCCAGAATATCGACCGCAATAGCGAGACCGATCATAGCCACACCAAGCCCGATGAGGTTGCCGATACCGGCTCCGCCCATGAACTTGTTGAACAGGAACATCATGCCGAAGAGCTGACCGAACATCACGGTAAGAGCGCCGAGTGCACGACTGAGGTCTTCGACGTTCACCTTCGACAGCTGCATCACCGAAAGCGTGAGGATGCCCAGAGCCACCGCGATTTCGAGGAGGATAGTTGCCTTCAGCGTGTTCTGCATGGCCGACAGAGAGTCTGTCAGACCGTCGAATACGCCCGTGATCGACTCGGTAATATCGCCGAGACCACCACCGCCGAAGTTCGACACCATGTTCTTGACGAACAGCACGAGTGCAGCGAACAGACCCGTGTTGATGCCCGCGAACACCTTCGAGACGTCGACACCGGAAAGTCCGTCGGATATGGCATTCCCGATACCGCTGAAGAAGTCGGCAACCTTGGAAGCGAGCGGACCGAAGTTGGCGCCGATGTTCTGGATGATCTCGACAACCTTGTCGCCGCCCTGGGATATGGCGTCGAGCAGCTTCCCCAATGGAGAAAGCTTGGCTGTGAAACCGGTTACAGATTTCTCTGCGTCGGCTCCCTTGAAGCCGCTGAACATCTTCCCGATAAGCTCACCGATGGTACGAATAAGCGTAATCGGGATAAGCAGGATCTTACCGATTGCACCGAAGAACCTGGTGAAACCGTTGCCGTCCTGGATGGCCTTACGAAGTGCTACAAGGAAATCACCAATCTTGGCAGTGAATCCGAGAATTCCCCCGGAGCCTTTTGTGGCTGCACCTGCCAAGTCAAATATAGCGCCAACAACCGCCTTTACAGCGTCTATCACAATGCCGAATACGGCAAAGACACCCGCAAAGGTTCTCTTCAGCCTGTCTGCAGTTTCGCTCCCGATCTTGAGCTTCGCGGTGAAGTCCCGGAAGTTCTTGGTCATGTCGGCAAGTTGTTTGCCGGTGGTAGCCGGGAATATCTCCCGGAAAGCGTCGTGAATCGGTTCGAGAACCGACATCAGAGCCTTGAAGGTATTGCTCAATGCATCGATGAGTGCAGTACGCCCACCGAGGGCTTTCCAGTCCTTAAGCATCTTGTTGCGAGAATCCGACGACTTCTGAAGAAGACCGCCCAACGCGTTACTGACGCCAGTGAACATACCCTTGGCTTCGGTGAAGTCACCGAATATGGTCTGCCAGGTCTGAGCCCATCCGGATCCCAACTGTTCCTTGAAGGTACCGAAGAGCTGGGTCAGGGTCTTGACTTCGGTAGCCGAAGCCTTGGCCATCTTAGCCTGGTCCTGAATGGCCTTGATCTGAGATTTGCTGAACCCCTGCGCAGCGAGATCAGCGTCTGTCAGGTCTCCGGTGAACTGAGCCAGAGTCTGGGTCAGAACCTTCGACGTAAGCCATGATTCCTGTCCGGGCTTTGCTGTGATGGACTCGCGGAACGACTTACCACCGATGGTGACGTTCTTCATCGAACCAGTGAGCTTTACCGCACCTTCATTGAGCGTCCCCATCTTCTCGGCGTTCATCGCCAGAGCACGCTGGAATACGGTGCCGCCCATACCGGCGTTTACAACGGAGTTCCAGTCCTCCAGAGAAACCCGGCCTGCAGATATCGCTTGAGAAAGCTGGTACATGGCACCGGAGGCCTGCTCCGAGTTGGAGCCAGACAGAGCTGCCAGGTTGGCGATACCCTTGATCGCTGCGGTGGATTCCTTGAGACCGACACCAGCAGCCGTGAAGGTGCCGATGTTCTTGGCCATCTCCGAGAAGTTATAGATGGTCTGGTCGGAATAGTGGTTGAGCTCGTCGAGGGCGCTGTTGACGTCCTTGAGATTCGTACCCGCAGCCTGGGTGTTAGCCAGAATGGTCTGAACCGAGTTCAGGTTCGTTTCATACTCACGGAAGCCATCCATGACGGGGGCGAAAGTCAAAGACTTCACTAGCTGAGCACCGGCAGATATGGCTCTCTGCGTGATGGTAGCCAGTGCTGTGATACCGACGACGGACATCGCTTTGAACTTGTCAGCTACCGCTTGAACACCGTTCTCGATGTTCTTGAGCGACAGCTTCTTTGCAGCGGCGTCGACGTTGTTGAGACCTCGGTCGGCGTCCTTCAGCTCAAGCTGCTTGGTGAACCGTCCGAGAGAGTCTCGGGTTCGGGCGATATTCTGCTCGAACGCTGCGTTGTCGAATCTCATCTGTACAACGCGCTCGTCGATACTGCTCATGCGGAGGTCACCGCCTTCCATACGTCGGCTTCAATTTTGTCAAACACTGGTTTCATGGCAGGGTTGATATAGTCTCTGCCCTGCACATATCCTCCAGTTCCCGTTGCATAGCCGAGCTGCAGCATGATGGCCACAGGAAATCCGTTCTCGACGTCGATGTTGGTCCATCGGATCGTGACGGCTCTCCCGGAACGTTCGATCTCGTAGTTCCAGGAGTCTGCGGCCAACCCGGATTCGAGAGGGGTTGCAGCAGCAAGAGCTCGTACGCCTTCTTCCGCACCAGAAACCACAGACTGGTAAATATCACCACTGGTCATCTTTCGCAGAAAGGCTTCGGTGTTCTTGAAGGAGCCGGAAGATGTTACGCGTATCATTGCGGCCCCTTCTTACTAGGCGGGCTCGAGGATCAAATAACCCACGACACTTGTATCGGACGAGCTGGAGGAGGTGATAGTCAAGCTGGTACCAGCAACCTTTGATGCCTTGAGCCATCCTTGCGTTCCACCAGCAGTCACGTGATACGGGACGATATGGCTGTTGGCTGTCACAGACGTATTGGAAACTGTGACGGTTCCCGCTACGAGAGTGGCTGTACCCATCTTGGCGTTGGTTCCCGTAGCGACACGAAGACCCTTACCGACCGTCGCGACACGGAAATCGCCTCCAGTGAGGGAGACCATGGCTGCTGCGGTACGAGCGATCTTCACGTCACGAGAAGATGTACCATCACCCATCTCGAGACCGTCGGTGTAGAGTCGCATCCGGTCGAAGGTGTCACCACCGACGAGAGCTGCGATCATAGCGACGGTAGATGCAGAAAGAGTTCCGTTGGTGGTTCCGGTCATGGTTCCACCGGCCAGTGGAAGGGCGAGAATATCGACCAGCAGCTGAGCCATCGTCCGGTTGATCCATGCGCCAGCCTTACGCTGGATAACGTCGTCATTCGACGGAGCGATGGCGGCGATCGCAGTCAGGTCCGAGTCGATAGGCTGAACCGAACCAGCGGCCAGAATATCGGTAATGAGCTGAGCGATCGTTCGGTTTGCCCAGGCACCGGCCTTGTACTGCATGACGTCGTTGGCTGTCGGAGTGAGACCCGCGATGGCCGTGAGGTCTGAGTCTGCCGCCTGCTTACCCGACAGAACAGAAGCCAGACCAGCCGGAGTTACCGCGCGAGCCGTGTCAGCACCGGCTGCGACTTCTGCGGAAGTGGCGAGTTCGACGAGCCCCCGTACCGTGTCAGAGGATACAAGAGCAGCAAGCCCAGCAGGAGTGATCGCTCGAGCTGTATCTGTTCCTGTAGCGACTTCGGCAGACGTGGCAAGTTCGACCACACCCTTCTGAGTGTCGCTGGCTGCCATAGCGGAGGTTGCGACGAGATCCGCAGCAACCTGAGCCAGCGTACGGTTTACCCAGACGCCAGACTTCCTCTGGATGAAATCATCGTTCGCCGGAGATATGTTGGCGATGGCCGTGAGGTCGTCATCGAGAGGCTGCTTGCCAGAAGTCACGGTCAGGAGTCCGGCCGGGGTGACCGCACGAACCGCGTCGGTGCCCGCAGAGGTTTCCGCCGAAGTTGCGAGTTCGACGAGACCTGCCGCCGTAGTGCTGGCGGATCCGACGGCCGTCGGAATGGAACCTGCATTGATCGTGGTTCCGTCGTACGTGGTGAGAATGAGGTTGCCAGAGCCATCGATCGTTCCACTGACGACCATGTCGTCTCGGATCGCGATCATCGCAGCGGCGGTCATTCCTGTGACGGTAGCCATTCAACCGCCTTTCTGCTAAGAACTGATGTTGTAGGTGTCTTCGTCGATGAATATGGCGGTGGGCCAGGTGATCTGGAACATGTCGGTGTCCAGCATCTGGATAGCGCTCTCTGGGCCGGTAGCCGTCCAGGTTCCATCGCCGTTGTCGACGATTTCGAGCGTGGTGAGGGTGTCGAATATCGTGACCAGCTCGTCGAAGTCTGGAAGGCGAGCGGTGTTGATGCTGGTGCCGTAGAGAATATCCTCAATGGCAGCCAGAGTTACGGAGTTGGTGTCACGAGAGTCAATGACCACATGCGAAGTGCGGTTGTAGCCGGATATGGCGGGTGGACGTGTCGTGATGTTCCAGCTGAAGTCTCCCGGTTCGGCAGATTCACCAAGTGTTGTGTGATTCCGACCCGAGGGGGCAGCTAGAGCATTGTAGACGATATGGATCTTGTACCCGAGCTCGGGCGACATCTCGTTGCCGATCATGGTCCGATATGAGAACCCGAACGACTTCCTTCGCTGTTGGGTTACTCGCAGACCTGGTCGGACCTGAGTTGATCCATCACAAGCCCCGAACTCGTCGGGGTATGTGTAGGCGTTGATTGTGGCTTCGAATTCCTCAGCCGCAGGCACGTTCAGGTACTTGACGCCGTCGATGTAATACGCCTTGGCTTCTCCGCCAGTAGAGTTCACATTGACAGCCGTCAAACCGTTCCATGGAACACCAGGCTGTGCACCCACATACAGAACACCTCTGTCGATACCGGCTTCGTAGAAACGCTTACCGGGAGCGCCCCATACGATCCTCGGCATTCAGTTCCTCCTCTCAGCCAGTCGTACCCAGCTTTGCTTTTCGCTGTTCATTCAGTTCTCGGTTGCGACGGGCAATCTCGCTCCGACTCATCTTCTTCTGCGGAGCGTTCTTCTCGTTGCAGACCTTGATCAGGGTGAGCAGACGGTTCAAATGCCAGTGCTGACATTCGAACGGGATGTTGAGAGAGATCATCCAGTGGTAGATGATCTCGGACGTGATGACTTGAGTGGCACGTTGATTGGCAGGCGGTTCTCTGAACCAGGTGGCAGTCATCTTGGCGTTGATGTACTCGTTGATCTTGTTGCCGTTCTCCTCAGTAAGCTTGGAGAAAAGCTCCGGCGGGACTTTCTTGTTGAGGATCATTGCCTGGATGTACCAGAGAGTCTCTTCCTGAGTTTTGGGTTTGTCACTCAGGAAAGGCTTCTCGAAGAATGACTCCCATTTTGACAGGGAGACCAGAGAGTGCTCCAACTTTAGGTCAAATCCAACAAGCGTCACGAATTCCTTTGTCTCTTGGTTGAACCCCTCAGACATTGGAACCGTTACAATGAGCACTCTCTGATCTCCTTTCTGTCTTGGTTACGAGAAGTCGAAGAACCACTCGTCCTGGACGACCGGCGGGAACCGGTAGCCGGTGGTCGGGTTGGCGGTGACGATGGTGTCCGAGGTGATCGTGACCGAACCGGTCTTGACCACACCGTTGATCTTGTACTGGACACCGGTGACGGAGGGGATGGTGATGACGTCCGTGGTGCTGTTGTACGTCGGGGCGGTGGGAGTGACCTCGGAGATGCTCGCCGCGAAGATCGCGAGAACGTCGCCCGGGAGGGGAAGGGACGGGTCGGTGCCCTCGGTGCCGTAGAGGAAGTCCTCCAGGTCGGCGAGAGCATCGGCGGTGACCTTGGTGGAATCGATGATCAGGGTCGCCGTCGGCTTGTAGGACTTTCCGCTGACCGGGTCCGTGCCGGGGACGTCCACCGGGCTGGTGGTGATCTCCCAGCTGAGAGCCATCGCCTCGGGCGAGTCGTTGACGGTGGTGTACGCCTTCTCGGAAGGAGCCGCGGTACCGCCGTAGACGAGGTGGATCTTGTAGCCGTAGTCCGTGTTCTCCAGGTCGTTGCCGATCAGAGTCCGGTAGGACAGGCCGAAGGTGTGTCGGGACTGCTGACCGACCGTGACACCGGCGTACGGGGAAGCGGAGCCGTCGCACTGCTCCCAGGCCGTCGGGTAGGTGAAGGCCTCGATCGTGCCGCCGAACTGCTCGGCCGACTGGAGGTTCGCGTAGACACGGTTGTCGGCGTACTGCTTGTTGGCCTCGGCACCGGAAGGCGACTCGGTGACGGTCGTCAGACCGTTCCAAGCATGCCCTTCGCTGTAGACGCCGGAAGCATCGGGGATGTAGAGGACACCACGGTCGACGCCGGTCTCGTAGACCCGCTCTCCGGTCTGGTCCCAAGCGAGCTTGGTCATGGAGTACTTCCTTTCAGAAGTAGATAGTGAAGACGTAGTGGTGGAGGTTGTTCGCTGCGAAATATCGACTGAAGATACTGGTCGGCAACATAGCAACCTTGTCAGGTATCGGCGTGTCCGGATTCCGGGATATCACCGTGACCTGATATCGCTTGGTGTAACTGTAGGGTTTGTTGCCCGCGTACTCTGTCTTCGGTTTGTCTAGGCTGTAAACAATGCAGTCGTATTGCATCGTCACGTTGGAAGGGGGCTGGAAATACACATAAGAAGTACCCAGCACCCCTTCCAGGAGTGTCTGAAATTCAAGGCGTGGGGCCATTGTAGACACTCCCTAGCCTCAAGAGGAGGCGGGGATGCTGTACTTCGACGGATTCAACCGCCCAGCGTGTCCCCGCCCACTCAACATAACGAACGTCAGCAATATGTTCGCGGGCAAACGCATCCGCAACGATACTGATCGAATTACTCACAGAGAGGTCGTTGTTGACGCTCTCACCGTTCTGGAATCTCAACGTGTTCCGAACGATATCGCCCCGGTACAAATACTCGGTGATGACATCGGTCGTGACTCCTGGAACGGTCTCTACAGCTTCACCGTATCCCACCTTTCCTGAAAATCGCATGGTTGTTTATCGCCTATCGTTTAGGCGGACGGACGCTTGAAGGTCCAGGAGTCCTCGGCCGTGTTCGCGAAGTAGTAGCCCGTGGTGGGCAGGGCGAAGACGGTCGTGGACGCACCCGCGGCGAGGGCGGTCTGAGCACCGGCGGTCAGCGTGGTGCCGGAGGCGTTCTTGTAGACCACACCGGTCTGGGTCGGGATCGTGACGACACCCGTGCTGGCGACGAAGCCCGGCTCGGTCGGCGACACCAGGACGTTGCCCGCGGCGGTCTTCATGATGACGAGGGCCGACTTCGGCTTGATGAGGGCACCCGACGCGCGGGTCTCCATCAGGTACTTGTACTGGTTGTAGTCGATGTCGAAGTCGTCGAACGTGGTGAGCTCGCCACCGCGGTCCGTACCGACGTTGTAGTCGTCGAGGTTGACGATGATGCCGATCAGCCCCGCGACCTCCTTCATGACCTCGACGGTGATGATGGCGGAGACACCGAGGGCGTCGGCGACTTCCTGGCGGTTCTTGTAGTACCGCTGACCGTTCAGGTCGCGGGCCTTCAGGAACTTGTTGATCTGCGGGATGGTGGTGAAGAGCACCGGGGTGCCCGTGCCCTTGTAGTACTCGAAGCCGTCCATGACGGCGTCCACGACCTCTTCGTAGGAAGAGTTGGCGTCGTCCACGTTGACGTTCAGCGTGGTGACGAACAGCTCGTGGTCGTTGAGGATCGACCGGATACCCGAGCCGCTGGAAGCGCCCATCGGGTCCTTGACCTTGTCCTCGTCCGAGATGTCGCGACCGTCACCGATCAGGACCGCACGGGCGAACTCCTCCTCCGTCATCAGGCGCATCTCGCCCTTGAGGAAGGTGACCATGTCGAAGTCCGTGATGTCGATCAGGTCGTCACGGTCGAGCTTCTGCTTCTTGTAGATCGTGGTCGGGTCGGTGGTCCGCTTCGAGACACCGAACCACTCTTCCTTCTTGTAGGTACCCGTGATGTAGCCCTTGGCACGGGCCTCGTCCTGCGTGAGGTCGGCCGTGAAGGTCTTGATGCGGGAGAAGGGGGTCCGACGGACGCCGTTGAGGACGGTGGAAACCCACTCGGTCCGACGCTTGACGAGGTCGATGGTCCCGGTGGCCATCTTGTTGTCCGGGAACAGAACATCGATGCTGTCGATGCCGTGCTCCAGGGAGTCGACGTAGTTGGACGCCGCCTCACGGAGCGAACCGCACTTCATGGCGTCGGCGAAGATGCCCTTCATGTCCTCGTGGGACAGGGTGTTCTTCTTGTCGTCCTTGTTGGCGGCGGTCTGGTCGAACACGTTGCGCGACATCGAGTCGGCTCCTTCCTGGTGGCTGAGGGTGCCCTCGCCGGTCGGGTTGTCGGTGTGGGCGGCGGCGTTTTCCTGCTTGGCGTTCTCGAGGGCGACACCGATCATGTAGTAGGTGACGTTCTGCTCTTCCTCGGTCATGCCGTCGAAGATGTCCTGGACCGTCACGTCGTCATCGGCGTGCGAGAGGTTGTCGTCCTCCAGCTCGTCGAGAGCGTGGTCCAGCTCGGTGCCGGTGTGGATGATCGCCTCGTCGTCCAGCTCGGTCACGGAACCGTCGCCGTGCACGAGGTTGACGTAGTCGATCTTCGCGCCCGGATTGGCCCCGGAGAGAACGAGACTGACCTCGTTGATCTTGCCGTCGTAGACGTTCTTGTTCCGCTCGATCAGGCTGTTGGCGTGAATCGAGAGGCTCTTGATGTCGCCGTGCGCGACAAGGTTCTTGGCGTTCTCGCCCTGGGGCGTCTTGTTGAAGAACGCGTAGGCGTAGACACCCTCGTCACGGTGCTCCAGGATCGCGTGCCCGAGAACGTTCTTCAGGTCGCTGTGTCCGTGCTGGTAGACCAGCGGAACCTGCTTGGAGTGCATGTGCTGGAAGGCGCCCGGCATGATGGTGCGACCGTCGGAGCACTTGAGGTTGACCTTGGTAGCCCAGCCTCCGAAATCTGCTTCCATTTTGACTGTTCTCCCTTCTACGTAGATTCAGTAGCCGGAGGGACCCGGACTTGTGTATCGGCCTGTGGCATGTTGCTGTTGATGAGCTGATCCGCCTTCGGATCCTTCGACGGCTTGAATCCGATTCCCTGGCGAATCTCGTTCGCCGACAGAATCTCGTTCCGGGTGAACTTGTCCGCAACTTCGGCAAGCTGATCCATAGGAACAAGGTTGAACGGGTTACGGAAGTACATGATCGACTGCTTCTGAGAACGTGCCGTCTTGCTCAGGAACGTGCGCTTCATGGATTCCGCGATCGCCTGCACGATCGGTTCGACGGTTCGATGGAAGTAATTCAGCATGGTCTTTTCGTCAGCCGTGCCGTTCATCACTTCAGCTGTCAAACCCAGCTGGGAGTACAGCTGTTCGGTGAGATACTCGATCTGCTTGAGCAGATTGTTCTCGAGAGGCCTGTTCAGCTGAGTGATGTTCTCGGTGCCGTCGATGTAAGCAATGCCGTACTTACTACCCTTGAGCTGGGCTTCAAGATCCGTACGGCGCTGTTCCGCCTGAAGCCGACGGGAATCGGACTTCACGACGTAAGGAAGCTGGATGATCATGTCCAGTTTTCCGGAGCTGGTCACTTCGTCGATGGAGTCCAGCATGCTCAACTTGCGTATGAGCCGGTGATGGGTCGAGTTGGGCTGATTCATCACTGTGTACAGCGGGTTCTCGATGATCGCCGCCATCCTCTTAGGGACGGTGACTTCGCTGCGCTGGCCTTTTCGGTCATCGTAAAGACTGACCCTGACGTCCTGAGGAAACCAACCAACAACGGTTCCGACTCGCATCTGCAGAACATCGTAGGCATTGGAGTTGGTAGGATCCATGTCGGTAACTACCGGTACTACCGCAATGCAGCCTTCCTCGAAAAGCGACATCGCGATGTCCTGGCGGAACTGCCGAGCTCCCTGATCGATGTTTGGTTCGATCGTCAGACAGTTCTGGAGACCACTGTCGATGTCTTCCAGATACCGGTTCTGATCGTCCATTCGAACGTGACGAATATCGACTGCCGAAACGTCAATGCTCATCCGGGTAAGGATCGAAGAGATGATCGACCGCTCACTCGAGTATGAAGACCGGCGTTGGTTGGGCGCACCGTAGTAACCCTGCCCCTGATCGTAGGAATGAACCCCACCATTCAAGAGCCTGTCGTCCTGGAAAAGACTCCAACTATGCTTGAGGCTGTTCACTACTCGAGATAGCAAACGAGCCATGTTTCACCTCCTCTCATTTTGACGGTTCAGCTTGACTAGCCGATACCCATGTCACGAAGGAGGTTCTGTGCTCGCTTCGTTCCGCTGGTGGAGTTCTTGGCGTTCTTGTACGTCTTCTTACCGGCATCGAGTACGACTTTGTCGATGCCAGCCTTGTGGGCGTACAGAGCGCCACCGACAACGATGGCTGTTGCCGCGGAAGCGTACTGGGAGTTTCCGCGAAGGATGTGACTCGTTCCGCGAATACCCTTACGTGTGCTGTTGGCGACGTTCTTACGCTTGCGTTCGGATTGTGCCTTGGCGGCATGCTTCGACGAGTCCTGATTGGCGAGGTGGTGATCGAAAGCCTTCTTGTAGGAAGCGCTGTTCTTGCTCTTACCTTCGACCGTTGCCTTGATCAGCTTTCGTCGAGTTCCAGCACCCTCGCCGTAGTACTGCTTGGCGCGAGCGAACTCCTTGGCATCCTTCCGGGCAGACCGGCTTGTGCTTCGAGAAACACCTTCAGGGTGATCTCGACGGACACCCCAGTGCATTCCCTTTACGCCGTAGTGAAAGACTTCGCCGGAAGAGGGCGTTTCACTGATCATGTGGTGATCCATGGACAGCCTCCTTCGGGCTAGATCGACGAGATGTTGTAGACGCCCTTACGGTTCGCTTTGTTGTAAGTCGGTCCGTTCGTGGCGGTTTGCGGAAGTCCCATGATGTCCGCAGCGGCAGCTCGACCACGGTTGGTTTCGGCCTTGATCGCTACTTCACCCATGGCCATCTGCGTAAAATGCGCAGCCGTGAGTGCTACGAATGTCGCGCCGTAAGCAACAGCGGGGGTACTGAGGATCTGCCGAACGTTGCGTTTGACTTCCTTACCACGGGCAGTCTTGAGCGACTGGCCCTTGTTCATACGCTTGTTGATGCGCTTGACAGCTCGAGAGCCGTGAACCCTCTTGTCTCTACGACGTTGGTCGTCGGTGTAGCTAGAGTTGGGGGCTTTGTGCACACCCCAGTGCATACCCTTTACACCGTAGTGAACGATCTCATCGCTCATAGTCAGACTTCTTGTTCGCGGCTCGAGCGAGGCTGAGGATGTTGGCACTTCCGTAGGCTCGGAGAATATCCCCTGCCTTGGCCTTACCCGTTGCCAGACGTTCGATCTCGGAACGGGCCTTCTTGGCCTCGATGGCGGACTGTCCCTTGACACCGTTCTTGATCATGCCGGGGATGCTGTTCGTCATTCGAGCGTAGTGCCGGTCGAGGAGCTTGCCGTTACCGGCTGCCACCTTCTCGTGAATCTGAGCATGCCTGTCCAGGTCACCGGTACGTGCCTTGCGTACGCCCCACTTCATGCCCTTGACACCGTAGTGAACAAGAGCGTCCGAATTGGGGCTTCTCGAATCGGTCATTCGAACGCCTCCTTGTTGAGCTTGTATGCGATAAATGCATCCATCATCGCAGCTACGTTGTCGATCTTGGCATCCTGCCGTTTCTTCAACAGCTTACGGTTACCGTTTGTGTCTTCCAGCGTGATGGCATTACCCATCGCGAAGGACATGAGTGCTTGATCAAAGATGAGCAACTTTTCGCCACTGAGAGCCTTAAGTTCCCCAAGCGGGACCGACTCTGTTCTCGCCCCCTGAATAACCTTCTCGATTCCGTACGGCCCGTTTTCAGTCTCCCAACGGGCTACGAACTCCTTCGCGTTGTAGGGGTCGTATCCAAATGCGCGCACATCATACTCATGGACCTCGACAAATTTTTCGAGATCGTCATAGACTTCCATCATGTCGAGGATCGTTCCCTCGAGGACGTGCAGGCTCCCCTCGCGAATGAATTCGTCGTACTTCCTTCTCATGGCCCCGGGAAGGTTTATCAGCGTCAGGTGCGTGATATAGCTCCGGGTCTTTATGCCAAACCCATGCCTGAGAGGGAAGAAGAAGGTGAAGGCACAGAAGTCATCACCCTGGGAGAGGTCAGCTCCCATGGCACACGGCATTCCATCGAACGTGCTTCGGCGATGGGGCAGGGTTTCCTCGTACGTAAAGAAGTACGTGTAGCCCTCCATCGGGATTCCAAAGCGCTTTGCCAGGATGTCGTTCCGAGAAGCTGGGGCTTTCTCAGCTCGTTCAACGTCGAGTTGATAGACGTCGTACGTGACAGTTTTACCAAGGTTGGGATTCGCCTTCAGCCACGTCGCCGGATCTGCGACCTCCGCAAGCTCATCCAGCTTGTAATGCCAGATCGAGATATGGGGGGCTTGGTACTCGCCCTTGAGAATGTCGGCGAGCTCCAGCTTGATCGTGTCGCCGCTGCCGTTACGGACTGTTCCCTCAGAGCTGACGGCCACAATAAGGTAGTCGTCGAGCTTCGAAGCACCCTGCTCAATTGCACCGATGACATCCTCTCGAAGATCTCCGGACAACCACTCATCGACCGTGGCAACCTTGGTACGAAGACCCTGAAGCTTGTTGATTGTCATCGGTCGTACTTCGAGCATCGAACCGGTGAGGAAGTTTTCGACGCCCTTTTTGGTCGCAGCGAGCTTGACTCTGTTCGCTTTTGATCCGGTTGTGTTCTGAAGTGACCCTTCTGTCAAAAATGCAAACAGAGGACCACGACTCCGAGTGATAGCAGTTCGAATAGGCGACATGACCTCTTCGGCTTGCTTCATGGTCGGAGCAGTTGTGATCTGATGTGTCGTGGACGTGTCAACATTGAGGAAATAACTCTGTAGACACGACTCGTACAACGACTTGGCTGCACCACGAGCAACGATCAAATACTGCTTCGTCGTCAGACGCTTCTTGATGGTCCTATCTACGTAAACGCCGCCGCGATTATCGGGGAGAGGCTCATAGACGCTTCTGTTGACGTAGTAGTACCAACAGAAAATCTGCTCGGCCCATAGCTTGAAGGAATCAAGTAGGTGCAGATCACTTCCGTCAGTCAGCGTGAGTTCGTTCTCGCAGTAGAGGATGAAACCTTCGACCGGTCTTGGGTCGTAGTAGATGTTCGGGTTGGCGATGAGTGCGTCGATGCGGTTCATCTCCAATGAAATTTCCCGGTTGACAGGAATTTCGCCCCGAATCACCGCGTCACGAAACAGGCCGTAATACTTCGGTACTGCCGTGTTCGACAGAGACATCGTCTACCCTCCCTTCTAGTTCCCGGTGTTGGTGTAATGATTGTTCATGCGTCGTACAGCCACCTGAGCGCCTGCTGCAGCCGCGGCAGATCCTCCGCCGGTGAAGTAAGCCGTTCCGACCTTGATGCCACCGGCAATGACCTTGCCTGTCGGAGTGTCCATGAACCTTCGGACGTCTTCGACAGTCTTACCGATCTTGAGAATTTTGTTGGCGGTCTTCAGACCCACGTCGAGCTGATCGTGGTTCTGCGAAGTCAGGTTGTGGTACTGGTTCTCCAGGTTCATCCGAGAAATGACCGACTGGAGTTCCTTGTTACTGAGGGAACCGGTGCCATGGGTCTGGATCTTGTTGGAAGCCTTTACGACTTCGCGGGCGTCTTCCGAAAGACGGGGGCGAGAAGATCCGCCGGAGGGATTGTCGCGGTGAACCCCCCACTTCATGCCCTTGACGCCATAGTGAGTGAGGGAGGACATCGCTACCTCCATGTCGTAGCGGTAGGGCTTGAGTTGAAAGGTCGGACCTGCGGAGTCCTGAGTCCACAAAGCGATCCGGTCGAACTCGACGAAGGTGATTCCGGCGTCGCGATCGTTGGGCGGCTTCTTCGCTGGCGTCTCGGGATAGCCGAGAGTCAGATGCGGCGTCCAGTTCTCGTATTGATCTTCGGCATTGTAGGCGGCCGAGATAAGCGGCTGTCGCAGAAGCTGAGTACGAAAGGTGTCTATCTGACGAGCATAGTCCTTGTAGAAGAACAGGACGTCAGCGTCCTTGTCTCCGAGAACTCCACGACGTTCGACCTCGAGAGTGAATCGATTCAGCAGAGTTGACGCATGCTCGATGTACTCTTCGATGCGAGTCAGTTGCTCTTGGTCGTAACCCGGGTTCCCGAGATAACAAAGAGTCAGGTGAGGTTCCTTCTCACTTGACACTGTGTGTACGTAGTCGTTCTCGGAGGGGAGAGCTACAACGACAAGCTGGGATCGATCCACTTCTCCTCCTCCCTCAGAGCGTTGATACGCCACACGTACTCATCGATTTGCTTCTGCATCGAGTCTCCGAGGAACGAAGTCTGCGGAGGATCGAAAAGCCTGCGAACGGAGAGGTAGACGTACGACTTGACGAAGTTGTAGCGCTTGTCCGTACCAAGGAAGGCATCCCACGTCTCGTCAGGGCCTTCTATCTCGAATCCTTCGTCAGGTCCGACTCCCAGCTGGTTCAGCGTGGAGAACACGGAGTTGATGTGCATCGAGATGTCGAGGTCGAAGGTGAGATCGTCCTCACCAAGACTGAGAGTCCTCTTGACGCTATTGAGAATGCTTTGAGACACGTGGGAAACCTCCTCTCATTTTGACGGTTACTGCTTGCGGGCGACCAGCAGGTTGACCTCACGCTGGACAGCCTTGGGGTCGTAGCCTGCGGCCTTCAGCTTCTTGGATCGCTCGGGGTCGTTGCCCCACTTGCCGCGGTAGACCTCGTCGGCGACCTGCTTGACGGTCTTACGACCACGGGAGGGGTTCATGAGCTCGATGACCTTGGCCTGAACGGCGGTCGGGCTGTAACCCGCAGCGAGCAACTTCCGGGTTCGAACAGGGTCGTTGCCCCATCCGCCCTTACCCTCGAAGATCTCCTGAGCGATCTGAGCGACCGTCTTCTTGGAGGGGGTGGAGGGGGCAGGGGAGGAGGGGGAACCAGGCTTCTGGTAGCTCCCGGCGAAGAACAGAGCGTGTACGTGGTCCATGTGATTCGCCGTGGTGTTGCCGCGATCGGCCATCTGGCGGACGACACCCGGAGAGGTGACGGTCGACGTGATGTGTTGTTCCCAGATCACGTGCTGGAGACGCAGACGCTTCCGGTTGGTCCAGATGTAGTTGCGAACCCACTGACCACCAGCATGGTTCTTAATCATGAAGTCAAGAGCCCGACCGCTGTGGTGCTCGGTGTTGCTTGCGTCGCCGTCGTAACCCCACATGTACCAGATCTCGTGACCGGCCGCCTTGGCGGCGTCGAAGACCTCACGGGAGATGGACTTGGTTGCCGCCTCGACCTTGCCGAGCTTGGCACTGACGGTCTCGTAGCTGGCGCTCATGCCTGGGTCTCCTCAACGTCGTAGTCGGCCTCGGCCTCTTCGGCGATGACCGTGTCGGGGCGCTCGTCCTCGGTAACGTCTTCGAGGGGCGGGCAGGGTCCGGTCGGTTCGGTCGGTTCGTTCTTCTTGGTGGGCATGAGATGCACCTCGTCTTCGATGTGATAAAGCGCTTGGATTCCGCGGATACCCATGTCGATCACCAGAGTTTCGTGTCGCCGGGCTTACGTTCAATGAGCATGCGTGGAGGCAATCGCTCGTCGCCGTAGTGAATAGCGTTGTGGGTTCGGTGAGTGACCGAGATGAGATTGTCAGGATCGAGAATACGGGGGTCGCTGGATTCGACATCAGCGACGGTCATCGGGTTCAAGTGATGAATGTAGATGGATTCATGGATCTCGAATCCGTCGACTCCCATGTCGCATCCGTTGTCACGGACAATGATCTTGTGACGGAGGTTTCGCCACTCTCTCGACGTATAGAACTTCTGGTTGAGATACCGATCGAAACCGAAAGTCTCTCTACCAACTTGCCCGCGGAGAGAAAGATAGCGGAAGCGTTCCTCAAAAGAGGGAAGTTGGATGAGTTCGGAATACGACCTATGCATCGTCAGATTCCTCAGACCCATAGCCATTGTACGAACGAAGGGCGGCAATAACCTTGACGTAGCCGTCTTCCATACGCTGCTGTGAGAGCATCGCTTCCCGCCTGGCTTCTAGCAAGGCATTCTCATGCCGCAGTTTCTGTTTCTCCAGCTGTTCTCGAGTAGAACCGAGCTTCAGGTAATGGGTAATAACCTGGGCCGAGGCCGTTCCGTCTTCCAGTTGACGCTCGGCAAGGTCTGCCGCAAGCGATACCAACTGGTTCTCACGACCCTCTGGAGTGGTGGCGGGACTACGCCTGTTCCTCCTGGGTTCCGACCCACTTCTGCGCGGATCAGGATTACTTCTCCTTGGCGGAGGCATAGTTTGCACCCCCTTTCAGTTGGGTTCATGACAATGAAACATAGGGCAGGTTAGGCCCTGGGGACCTTCGGAGTTGAAAACTTTGTGCGAAAAGTTCCCCCGGGGGAAAAATATAGAGGGCGGCGATGCGGTAGGGGGGCCATTTTTTCGGAACCCCCCCCCCCTATACATGATTTTTTAGG